GCTGCTGTAGATGCAGATGGATACGGTATCGCTAGTGGTGCGACTCAAAAAGGTGTCTCTACCGCATACGATGCTGGTAAAACAGTACAACAAAATGGTTACACCGATATCGCTGATGCAATCGCAAGTGCAGCACTAGTGTTACTTGATGATAACAAGCTTTCAAGCGTGAGTGACAGTACTCATCTACAGTTTGGATCACCAATCAGAATCGATTTGTTACCTAAAGAGTATCAAGCTCTTAAAAACGGAGAGATAGAATTTATAGACAACTGTATCGTACCACTGGACAGTTCCGGAGGAATTGATGAATCAGCAGCCATCATGGCAAACGGTTCACCAGACGGGCCAGGTGGTACAACAAAGTACAAAGACGAGGTTCTCAAGTTCCCTGACGTATATAATTCCGCTGGAACACCACGTAGTCTGGCTGATTTCAAAAAAGCTATTAAATATGCAGGTATGATCCTGGTCAACAAAGCACAGACCATGATCAACACATACTTTGAAGGCTACTACATCGCGTTTGGTGACAACGCTCAATTCGCTATTGCGGATGGAACCGCTGGTAATGACCAATTCAACGCGATTAACGGTGTCAAGACATTCGGTGGAACAGGTAATTACTTCGATGTACCAGAAGCTAGACTCAACTTCAGTACAACAGCTCATACAGTGACCGGTGCTCAAGGCAGCATGAGTGAAGTGTTTGAAAACATACCTTCATTCGACATAGCCACTGACGAGAACAAAGACACAGTAGGTATCGGTGTATTCAAGTTGAGAAAGAGTATATACGCTACAGATACAACCATGCTAGACTTCACGTTAGATGAAGCTCATGTTGGAAGTTTGGATGCTTATCGTCAGATCGCTAATATTAATGGTGGTAAGCCCAAGAGCTTCTACCTCGAGACTCTAGAGACGGCAAGTACTCTACTCTCTGTATATGTGAATAAGCAAATATCTGAAAAAACCGGAACATTCTTGACAGACACAACTAATCCTAATGTACCTAACACTAAAGTGTCATTTCACCCATATGCTCAAAAATATGCATGGGGTATCGGTACATATCAAGAAGAGACTCCTGGTAGTAGCAAGAAGAGCATTGGTAGCATCGTTCAAAAGATCGAGAGGAACTTCGAAAAATTACAAAATCTTGATGAGTTTGACATTGATGTGACACTGGATGCCGGGTTGAGCACGATCAACACGTATGTACAATACAAGCAAGAAGAGCTCAAAAACACTCCAGTTGCCGACGGGGGAGTAGCTCCCGGGACAGCAGATAAAGACATTGCAGTATCGTTTGATGACGAACTGGTTGTAGACATTTCCGGTATCGAAGGTAACACCATCGGTGATAGTTCTGGTGATGCTAAAGACTGGACATTATCAGACGGTTCAACTCCTGCATGGGGTGGATCTGAAGTGATAACATCCTGGAAAGCTGTTGCCAATTCATTCATAGTCTTTGCTCAAAGCCGGAGAAAGGATCACATGACCATAATCGACCCACTACGTTACATATTTGTACAGGGTAAAAATGGTATAACCATGAAAGATTCCGCAAAGAACTTCAGTCAACACGTGTTCTATCCGTTGAAACATTTGCTAGGTGAGGTCAATACCAACTATGCAGCAATGTATGGCAACTGGGCCAAACAATACGATGCATTGACAGACAAAAACTTCTGGTCACCAAACAGTGGATTGATCGGTGCTGCGTTCGCTAGAAACGATCAGCAATATCAACCATGGTTTGCACCAGCTGGTTTCACACGAGGTTTGATCACAAACGCGCTGGATATGGCTATCAGACCTAATCAAAAACAACGGGATCAATTCTACAAGATTAGCTTGAACCCTATAGCATTCTTCCCTGGAGACGGTTTCGTGATATTTGGTCAGAAAACCATGCAATCAAAGCCTAGTGCTTTCGACAGGATCAACGTCCGGCGTATGTTCTTGTACTGTGAAAAAGCGGTCCGGAGAACTGTAAAGTACTTGGTTTTTGAACCAAACGATTTCACAACTCGGACGACAGTACTATCATTGTTGAACCCAATATTCCAACGAGTTAAATCCACAAGAGGTTTGTACGACTACTTAATCGTATGCGACGAGCGTAACAATCCTCCCAGTGTGATAGACAACAACGAACTGGTGGTTGATATATACATCAAACCCACACGTGCTGCAGAGTTTATCTTAGTAAACTTCTTTGCAACACGTACAGATCAAAACTTCTCGGAGTTGATTGGATAATACAGAAAGAGACTAAATACTTTTAGGAGAAAAAAATTATGGCAGATCTAGAAAATTATAACATAGAAAAATTCTACACGGCGTTAGTCAACCGTGAGATGGCGAGACAACATCAGTTTCGTATAACTCACATCGAGCCAGGATTCGCTCCTGACGTGGTAGAAGGTATAGACGATATCGAGACTAAATTGTATGTTGAGAGCACAACCCTACCAGGCCGCTCGATAACAAACAACGCAGTTAATTATCACGGTATAGATTTTAACTTACCAGGTAACGCTAAATATACAGGTAGTGAAGCTTGGGGAGTTACATTCAGAATGGATCAAAATTTAAACATCCGGCGGATGTTCGAAGACTGGTCATTCGCTATATTCAATGACCGTAAGGCTAGTGGTAGTATCACCCGTAGTAACGAATCGTACATGACAATGACACAATTCGATCAACAAGGTGATTTCACATCACAATACACATTCTGGGGAATTTACCCGGTAACAGTAGGCGAACTGGAATACAACATAGGTACTGATGGAGCGCCAGTGACCATGCAAGTAACATTTGCGTATCACTACTGGAGCAGAGTTAATAGAACAAACCGTCAAGTGACAGAAAGTCCAGCCAAGAACGCTGAAACATCGCAAGATGATTCAGAAAAGGTAGTAGCAGACGGACTAGGTGGTCAAGCCGGTGGGTTTGACGCTGGTTAATATACTAATTAACGAGTAAC